CATACGGACTCCTTACTTCAGAGTCTTTTCGTATTTCTTCTTCCAATAAGCAACCGTTTTCTTCAACTCAGTATTTTCTGACATGAGTTGATTGCGGTTATTCTTGACTGACTCTAGTTCCATATCAAGGATCTTAACCTTCTTGCGTAGCTCCTCAAGAGTCTCTTCAATCTTGGCACTGTCTCCTTCGATAATCATCTCTTTATCTTTGTATTTGAGATTCTCTTCGTGGAGCTGTTGGTTCAAGTCGGCAAGTTCTTTGATCTCAATTTCAATCGGATCAATATGCGGTATATCCTGTGGCGTATGGGGCTGTGCTGGCGGGGCTTCTTTTAAATTCTTGGTCGCAACCTTTGGCAACTCAATAGGCTTTTGGGTTAGTTCTCTGCGAACGCCGGAGATATATGCATGGGAAAGTTTAACGATCTCTGCAATCTTTCTATCGCTTAACTCTGCAAACTCTGGATCATCTAATGCTTTTAAAACAATCAAACGCTTTGTAGCATTGGAACGGGGCTGTCCGTGCTTATCGTTTACACCCCATGAGAAGATCTCTGCTTCACGCTTAGTACCGTTATGAACAATCACTTCCACTTCGGTAATATCTAATTTGAGATAAGCAAAGTAGCGGTGGAAACCATCTACCAAGTAATAATTTAAACCATCATAAAACACTACGATTGCTGGGAACTTTGCGCCACCTTGCATGGCTTCCGCATACTCATTGATAACTTGTTCGCTAATTACATCACGGCTTTGTGTGTCTTTATCAATGACAATATCTTGCAAACTGATCTTCATTTTTATCCTTTTGGTTAAGCACGATCCTCATCGTGGGTCTTACATTTTACTACTATTTAATTTTCTTTTTAGCTAATCCGCCAGCTTTTCTGAGGTCAGATGAATGTAATTTTTTGATGTCATCCTTCTTGATTTGACCTGCTTTTTTGGCAATCTTTGCTGCCTCTTTACGCTTGACAAACTTGTCTTCGTTAGTTACGAATCCACGCTTGGCATTCTTATCTTTGATATGTTCTTTGGCTTCGATTTGATCGTGCGCCCACTTCTTGGACGGAGCCTCAATGATTACGCCCGTCTTCTTGTCTTTGACCGCAGGGGCTACAATCTTTTGTTTGGTTGCCATGTCTTCTTCCCTAAGTGCTAATTCAATAAAGTATTTTAACTCTTCCCAAGTGGATCTTTGCATAGTTACATTAACATATTCTTGCCCCCTAGCAATACTTGCAAACATCTCTTGCAGGGTTTTGGCTTGCCAGCGCTGTGTTTTCTTAGATCTTTTAGGCATCTGAAGGCCAAATTTGAATGAGATAGCTATTTTTGGAAAATTGATGAACGGTAAAAATGTTAGGTACGCCCGTTAATCCTTCTGGTGCGCTGTCTTTAATCTTTTTAAATTCATCCTCAGATGTTTCAAGAAGGGGGGTAGAAATGCCGTGTTCCTCTGCCGTAATTTGAAATTTCAATGCCATTTCTTGCACCTCTTTTGAACGTTAATGGGATCTGTTTTGGTTACTTCTGAACATGCGTAAACAAGTGGCTGAATGCACCATTCAACGGTGACTAAAGCCAAGTTAAAAACCGCTATGACAAATAGGGTTGCGAAGACTATTCTAAAAAACGCCATTCTATTCTCCTGATACATGACATCATATGGGTACAATGTCATGACAGTCAAGTCAAAATTGCTCTTATGATTACTACTATATGTAACTACTATATGTATCCCCTATAACCGGATTACCTTTCGGTGAGATGAGCTAGCCTACCTGAACTGAATCAGGTGGCCTTTAGAATCTTACCAATCGGAGCCGATATCACTCGACAGCCTTACGTGAAATAGGTGCTATCCTCGCCGCCTATATGTGCAGTATTTCATTCACTTACCCCCAGTCTGCTCAGAATATATAGGGCTGGTGTGTCATTCCCCGTCCCCTATACAAACGCTGGTATCCATCCCAGCGAATTGAGTATAGCAAACTTTTTTGAAGATGCAACTGTAAACGTTTACAAAAAGAAAGAGACCGGGGGATTAGTCCGGTCTCTGATGCACGGGGGAGGATATGTGCAGGAGGATACAGGAATGAAGAAACCTGTGGCTGTATATTAACACAGTATTTTTAGAATTGCTACAAGGTGGATCTCTATGGATGCTTATAGACATCTATAGACACTTTACACCCCCCGCCTTTGATTTTTTCTCCACGCTCTACGGTGAGCTTCCAGACCTGCTGGTCATCGTCATACATCAGCCCATTCATGGAATCTAAGATGGCTTTACAGCAGTTATCAATATCTAACAAGCGTTTGTCTCGTGGATACAACACGATTGACACTTCTACTGGATCACTTCCAAATCCAGTTAGCCCATTACATGCCTCTGCTGCTGCAGCTTTAAAAGCCATCCCCCGTTTAGAAATATAACGGCGCTTACCAGACGTCAGCCAGTAAGAGTTCACGCTGCATGGGTAAGGTAGTTTAAGGGTAATCACTAGTCAACTATTTGAAAAAAGTAGGAACAACCTATTTACAATTCTGATAGTAATGATTATAGTCTTAAAAAAGAGGAGAAGAAATGCCGAGGAAATACGCACCACGAATAATAAAAAATTGCGCTTATTGTGCAACAGAGTTTTCACGTCCACCAAGTTTGGCAAGAGCAATATATTGCGGAAGAACTTGTGCAGATTTAGCGCAGACTACGTCACCAAGATATAAGTTTAATTGCGAAGCTTGCAACATAGCATTTACCGCAACCAAGGATCATGGTGCTGATAGGCGTTTTTGTAGCCGAAAATGTTTTCGTGCCAATGCACCTGACTTTAGCGAGAAAGAATGCCCTACTTGCGGTAATGTGTTTAAGCCAATTAGATCTGCCCATACAGAAGACAGCGTTAGCAGGCATTGCTCTAGAGAATGTTATGCAGAAAGTCAAAAAAATGGCGAGGAAAGACCATGCATAAATTGCGGTAAACCATTTTATACAACACCAAGCCATGACAATATATGTTGTTCTTTAAAATGTAAAAGCGAACACTTTAGGGGTCCATTGGCTTCTTATTGGAAAGGTGGAAAATTTATTTCAAATACTACTGGGCATAAGTTTGTAGCATTAGAACGTCCTGATAGGGTAGGTAAATATGTAGCAGAACATCGAATGGTTGCAATGCAAACAATAGGAAGATTGCTTGATCGTGACGAATTTGTCATTCATATTAATAATGTACTCAACGATAATCGCCCAGAAAATCTTTATATATGCAAAAGCAATAGCCACTTTGGAAAAATCAGATGCGGTAGCTTACCGTATCCTAAAAAAAGTAACTTAAGGGAATATAAATGACTGATAGACAACGTAGATTAAGAGATTATTTTGCTGCCAAAGTAATGAGCGGTATGTGTTCCGGTGATTGGAAACTGGATCTATCCAGCGGCAAGACCTGGGATGAGGTAGCAGCAAGACGGGCTTATGAGATTGCAGATGCCATGCTTGCAGAGCGTGAGATTGAAAACATTCCAACGGCGCATTGAAATGAACGCAAATGAACTAGCTGATTACTTGGATAACAGCGTGGAGGCAATGTTGATATCAGAACAGATACATATTGACCAAGCAGCCACCATGCTACGCCAGCAACAAACTGAAATAGAAACGCTAAATCGTTTTATTGAAGAACGTGGCGAAACGGGACAGTTAATTATGTGGAAGGCACAAAAGAAATGATTGAGCTGATTGTTGCGGCGCTGGTGTTTGTAGCTTGTTATGCAGTCTTTTTGTTTATGAAAGGCAGATGATGCGTAAGCGCAAAGAAGAAATGTTTAAGCTAGATAACCATATCACTTGGTACCTAAAAGATGAAGACTCTATACACAAAAAACGCAAGATCATTGAGAAAAGCAGCGGACAACTTTACTACATATTTGGACACACTTTACTACGAGGAGAAAAAGATGGACGGACTTTGGGAGAAAGCTAACCAGATTAGCGAAGTAGCATACAAAATACATGGTTTAAGTAGCGTAGCTGGCATGCTAGGAGAGGCCCTAGAGGACGATATGAATAGTGGGGTTGCTTGGGTACTGTACGAGGATTTGCGCCGCTACAGCGATGATTTAGAGGGTCTAGTATCCGACATTATGGCGCTCAATAGAGCAGATAAGCCAAAGAAAGGTAAAAAGAAATGAAAAAACTGCGTATAAAACGTAAAGGTTTTGGGTTTGAGCTGGTGCTTGAGGGTGAAATCAAGATAGATGAATCCAAAATTAAACCGTATGAACAGTATTACAAAGAGCAAACTGAAGAGTTATTGTCTCGGCAAATATACGAATACTTACAGACCCTTTGCCCGACTGCACAGGACTGTGAATATAGTTTATTTACTTATAGGCATGGCGCACAACTTGGACTAAAAGAACTTGCAGATCACCTTGCAAAAACAGTGGAGGCAGAATGAAGAAGTTATGCGTAGTGAACTTTTGGGATGGCGCCTTTGACGGCGACTTCTTTGAGTTCTTCTTCAGAGAGGCCCTAGGTGGATTTGAATATACCCATAATCCCCATACCGCTGATCTAATTGTCAGCTCTGTCTTTGGTCATGTACAGACCGATCCCAAGAAAACAATCCAGTACATTGGCGAAAATATGCGTCCGAGCTATATCCACTATGACTACTCATTGTCGTTTGACTATGACACATACGGCGGCCGCAACTTCCGTCTGCCACTATGGTATGCACGACTTGCCTGGGATGGGTTTGAACAGAAACCACGCAGACCAAATGCCCATAACCATGGATACGAACCGCTGATTCCAATTAAGCAGCTTACCCAGCAGCGTACGTTGAACATGAGCAAGAAAGAAAAGTTCTGCGCCATGATTGCTGGCAACCCTGAAGGACTAAGGGTAAACCTGTATAACTCTATATCTAAGTATAAACCCGTAGATGGATACGGCAATATGTTTGGTAGGTCTTTACGTAATTCCAAGTTTGATATCCTGCCAGACTATAAGTTCTGCTTATGCCCAGAGAATTCTATTTACGATGGTTATGTAACCGAGAAGCTAATTGATGCTTATGCGGGCGGTACTGTACCAATATACAGTGGTACATTATCCGTAGATTGTGACTTCCATGAAGGTGCTTATCTGAACTACATGAACACCAAAGACATGAGCTGGTTCGTTACAACCATTCAAGCATATGACGAAAGCATGGAGCTATATGAGGCTATGTACAATAGACCGCTTCTATGGGAAGAACCAAGTCTAAATAACGCCATGGAATTCGTGAGGAATATTATTAGATGATTACAGTTCATTGGTTTGAATTATTTGCACTTTTTATTTTGTGCATAATTTGGGGTGTAGTACTTGGTACAAAAACATCTGCTGATAGATGGATTGAATATCAAGAATGGAAAGCATGGAAAGAACAGAAGAATGATTGATCAATTCAAAGAGCTTTTGAAGTCTCTATATCCAGTAAAAACCAAGTACGAGCTAATCCGTGTTGGTGGTAATAATGACGGCGGATACCTATTGCCAGACGATTTAAGCGGCATTGCAACTTGTTTCTCACCTGGGGTGGATGTTACTGCCACATTTGAGAGAGACTTGCTCCAGCGTGGTATACGGTCTCACTTGGCCGATGCTTCTGTGGCTGCGCCGCCAGACGGACTAGAGGTTGCATCGTTTACCCCTAAGTTTTTGGCTGGAGTTAATGCTGAAGGCTACATGACCTTGGAGTCTTGGGTTCGCAGCAAGGCCCCGTCTAACTGGTGGAATGGTGACTTAATTCTACAGATGGATATTGAGGGTTCTGAGTACCAAACAATTCTTGCTACGCCCATAGATATTCTGCGCCGCTTCAGAATCATTGCGATGGAGATCCATAATGCAGAATGCTGGTTTAATAACCCTATCGCTTGGGAATGTATAAACACTTTCTTTGCTAAGCTATTGGATGACTTCCTTGTAGTCCATAACCATCCAAACAATAATTGCCCGTTTATTGAGGTTGATGGGATTCTGATTCCTACGACATTTGAACTAACGCTATTGCGTAAGGATCGGGCTGAACCTGAAGGTTATTGCACCCAGTTTCCACACCCATTAGACCAACCTAATGTAATGAATAAGGATGATCGCCCGTTACCAAAATCTATGTACGGAGATAATAATGAATGAACCAGTAGCGTGGATGTATGAAAGACCAAACGGAAGTGCAAAATTAACTTTTGTTAGAGAGCCTATGGCTGGAACAGTTGTAACCGAAACACCACTCTACACTTATTCAGCAAAGATACTAACACCATTGACCGATGAAGAAATATTGAAAGAATGGACTTGGAAATACTCAGACTGTTTTGAGGATTTTTTGCTTCAATTTGCTAGAGCAATACTAAGAAAG